CGTCATTCGCTTCTTCCCCAACCCCGGTTTCTTTTGGAGGTTCATTTTCAATACCTTCAAACAACTGTTTCAACAGCTGCGCCTGCCCCTGGGCCCTCAGGTACGGATTCCCCTCCAGGACTGCCAACGAGTCCAGGTTCTCCGCCTGGTATCTCCGCAGGGAGGCCAACAGCTTCTTGAACCCCGGCTGGCTGCGCACGGGCTGCAAGTCTTTCCAAATTTCCAGTGTCACCTCGAAGATCATCTGTGTCACCCTCCTCATTTCTGACGCCTATTTCACCGAGTTCTTTTGCAGTCGTCAAGTCCACGTTCGAACTCATGCGCCGGGTCACGGCCGCCCGCGCCTGATTCTCGGAGATCTGCGCATCGAGTTTCAGGCCCAAAATCTTGGTCTCCATCTCCAGGCGTTGCTGCTCCACAGCCAATTTCGCCTTGGAAATCTCGACCTCCACGGTCTTATTTTGGGCTTCCATCTGCGCGGCCTGGGATTCCGCCTCCATCTTGGACTGTTCAGCCTTCTCCCGGGCCTCAGCCTTCTGCTCCATCTTCTCAATTGGCTCCAGGACCGCGGGACCGTCCATTTCCACTGAGCGAAACGCCTCATGCCACACGTTAGCCCGGGCCCGAAGACCCACGAGCTCGGCATCCGGCGACTTGCCCAGGGCGTCAATCAACCCCAGGCGCCGTTCGGCCAGTTCGGCTTTCACCAGGGTCTCCACGGCGCCAGCAGGAGCGACTTCGAGATCCCCCAATACGGAGGCGTCGTCGGAGTCCATCAAATTCTTTTCATAAATCCGTTTCAAAAGCGGGCACACAACGTCGCGGTCCACTGTAATAACCACACGCCGGATCCCCTTGGCGGCACTGTTCAACAGCATCGAGATACCCGACGCCGTTCGTCCCACACCGGGGGGCGGTTCACCACCCACGAGGTACTTCGGTACCCCCGAGCGCGAATCCGCCCACTGTCGACATTCATTGATAATTGCCAGCAGTTCCTGGGCATTGGAATCCGGCTGCTTAAAATCAATCGGCAACGCCGTCGAATTCGTCGGGTTCTTAAATTGCCACACTTTGTGCGGGAACATCGTGGTAATTTTAGGCCCGAGTAACCGCTGAATATCCGGAATTATCGTCTGGAACCCCGACGCCAGACCCATATTATTCACCAGGGACCTGGCATCGGCGTTACACAGGTCATCGATGCTTTGGAGAATTTCCGGCAGTGCCCGGTACCAGAACGACCCCGGGATCGGCATCCATCCGGTCTTGAAATAAGGCTTCTGGCCACGTTGGTCCTCCATCTCACCGAGAAAAACCACCTTGCCAGCCGCGGTCATGGCCTCAATGTGGTATAATTTCTCTCCAGCTATCTCCCCACCGAAAGGCAGCTTTGTCCACCCGGCGTTTCGCAAAAATGTTCCCGGCAGCGTCAGCCAATAGTCTAAACCCTCAATCGTACCCGCCACTTTGGCCTGTCCGGTCTGGTTCTGAAGTACCGCCGCCGTAGTGGTGTCCACTTCCCGGATATCGGAACTCGCCAGGGACTGAAATTCGTCAATAACCGACTGCACCTGGCTCTTCACAAAATGGTTTTGTTTCAACATCCAGAACAGGTCAGACAACCGGTACCGGGTGCGTTCGACAAAATCGCCCTCGAATTCCACAGTGGAAGACGACGGGTAGGCATCGAACGGACTAACTCTGGAAACCGTCAAAGTGGGCTTCCACGCGTACGAAACCTTGGGCTTTTTCGGATCACCACGATCCCACACCCGCTTCTGACGCTCCCGAACAATAGGCCCCTTCAAAATAGCCGCTTTCCCCACCACGAGATCGAACAAAAAGTCCTGCAGTGCCGGTTTCCAGCCGCCTTCGGTGAGCTGATCATCGATCCGGCGCTCCATCTGTTTGGCCCTACGCTCGGTTTCAACAAGAACGGCATCCTGCATGGTCTGGCGGACCAACGACGTCGCCTTGGCCCCGTCTTCAGGCTCGGGTTCCCTACCCAAACCCTCCAAATACGTCTTGGCCTCTTTGATACCCGCCGCCAAAGCCAGCTGTGACAGTTCCTCCGGTACCTCGGGGACAGGAGTCGCTTTTAACTGCCACGGCTTCGAGGATTCCCCAAGGAAAACGTCATTGAGCCAAGACAACGCATCAACACACTTCTCGCCGGTCAGGCCAAAATTCAACGTAGATAAACCGGTTTCTGTCAATTTGGCCAATTTCGCCGCCGGATACAGGCTGTTAAAGGCGTACAGCGCGTCGACCAGTTGCCTTTCCACCCCGGATTCCCGGCGGGCCTTGTCGTGCTCCAGGAAGATATCCCGCAAGGCGCCACCCAAAGCCACGTACTGGTCGCCAACGCGTTGGGTCTCCAAGGAAGCCGTGGCCTTGGCTTCCAAAACCCCCAATGAGACTACATTCGTTTGTTCCATAAATTATTTCCGCGCGGAATCCGGGCTTCTTAAGTATCAAGGTACTTCTTAGCCAACGAACAAGTCAAGAACATACGCCATAAAGTTTTTACGACCACGCCAGGTTCGACTCCGGGACAACCGGAATTTCCCGGTCCCCCGGGCCTCCTGGACCCCCCGGCAACCTTACGGTTTGCTTTTCGTAAGCGTAGCCGGAGTTCCGGAGAAACATGCACAGGTACTGCAGGGCATCCTGCAAATGGCTGTATTTGTTTTTTTCCGGGCGCAGCGCAAACATCTGACTCGCTGCGCTCTGCATCTTGCGGTACGCGTACGCCCGCAGAAACCCTTTCCGTAACATCGCGCACGAGGGGTCCAGGAGAAAGGCGCTGCCCTCACTGGACAAATGCGTCAGAAACCATACCACGCTTTCACGCCGCGCGGCAAACTCATTGGTGGCCGCCGCCGTCACATTGTGAAAACCCTCCTCGGTAAATATACTGAAACAGGTTTGTTCCGTGGATTGCGACCGTTGGGCGCCGGCGGGATCCCCGGTCATAGACAGTGAATAATTTGGGTAGTACTGCGTAATGCAGGGCTTGAAGTAGTCGCGAAGAAAACGTTGGATACCGATATCCTCACCGCTGATCTCCCGCAAAATTTTCAACTGACCCCTCACCGTGAGCTGGGCGAACACACAGGAGACCGACAACCCAAAATCCCAGCCGACATACAGAACGAGCCCCGGGGACGGCATCAGGGGTTTCGGGGAATGATGAATGGCGTCGAGGTACTCTGGGTAGACGACCTTGCCGCTGCGGGTGCTGCCGAACTGGTTGAGAATAAAAACGCTGACCCATTCCCGGGGTTTTGCCTGGACGAGATCCACGTAATACTGGAACCCGCCGGGCAAATGCGAAATGTTCTCGGCCGGCGGAAGCCCATGGGTGCCGTCGTTCGGCACATAAGTCGAACCCGCCCGAACATCCAGGGGCGACACTCCCGAGGAATCCGTGTTGGAGTGCAACTCGATCATCGCCGGCGGCTGGTCAAAGAACTCATACCCCAGCGGCTTGTCGATCTGTGACAACTGGTACCACCAGTTGGAGTCGTCCGGGCTGTTGGTATCCGCGATGATACCGTGCCAGGTGCAACCACCGTCGTCATCAGAGGGAAATCGGCCGGCCCGCGGCGTGGCGGCCTGGAGACATTCCTCACTGAGTTCACTGGCCTCGTTCAACCAGAGCCCCGTCGCATTGACCGACTTCAACTTGCGGATGTCGTCGGGATGGTCAAAGGACATGAAGATCAGCGTGAGGTCAAGCCGGGTGCCGTCGGCAAGGGCACAGTCAAGATGCGCCTGGATGGGGGTAGACTCCCGCACCGGGGCGATTTCCACCGGGACCCACTCCGACCAGATCTTCAGGGTCGTTAAAAGTAGGTCGTTATAAGTATTACGAAGTGCAATCCACTGAGAACTCCGGACGCCGCGAAACGGCTTCTGCTCCATCGCCCGGCTCAGAATCTCCAGGACACAGCCGCTGGACTTGCCGCTGCCGAACGGGCCCCGGACACCGCGAAAAAACGCGTTGCTGGAATGAAACTTCAGGAGCGTGTCGCTGGGCACATAGGGCCGCATGCGCAACTCGCCCAAGGTCTCCTGTGAAATCTTTCGCGGCATCCAACCCCCAAATCAATTTCTGACCAGTTTCACCGTGGCGGTTTTCTCAACCGTCATGCGACTGAGGCGCCGGTGGACTTCAACAGGCTTGCCGGGGTTCTCAGTCGCCCAGGTTACGGCCACGCGTTCAGCAGCGCTGCGGTCCCGGTGTTGCCCCCCGGGATAGCGGATCAAAACTTCCAGGACGCCATCGGCGCCTTGCACCCTGCCGCCCATAAAAACCTCATAGACCCCGGGGTTACGGGGCTTGCGAGGCGGCTTCTTGATGCGAGCCGTATACGTCATAGAACTCTTACGGCCCCGCGTCTTGCCGGCTTTGAATACTGACTTGGGAATCGGCGGGGGCCAGTTATCTTCGGGAGCCATTGAAGTGTCTATCTTCCCAGACGACTCCGGTACCACGGGCGCCACGGGCGCCACGGGCGCCACGGGCGCCACGGGCGCCACGGGCGCCGTGACACCGGTGCCTATCACAATCGGCATTGCGTCGAACGACTTAGCTGGAAGAGTTATTTTGGCTACCGGCGCCTCGGCGCCCGGGGGCCTGCCGTTCCAATCCACCTTGGGGCCCGACTCCGGGGTCGTTTCAACCTTGGCCATGGGGCGCAGGGGTGGCGGGTTCCAGATCCCATCGGCGTCAGGGGCCGGGAGCTGGCCCGGGGCCGGAGCCACCGGCAGGTTCTGGGCCGCCTTCTCCAAGTTCGCGGCTCTCACTTCTTCCGATTTCTTTGACATCGCTTTCTCCTTCCAGGTCTACGGTTTTTGGGACTCTATTGGGTATGCCTATATTCACATTGAGGACAACTTTGCCGGGGCCGATGTTACCGGCTTTAGCTTCCCTGAATTTCTGGGGATCCCCGGCTTTCAAAAGCAGTTCCATGAGCCTATCACTTCTTTTCTTGTACCAATCCACAATACTACCGTCCTTACCCACAGTGGGCGTGGCTTCGCCGTTGACCGCGCGGTCATGGGCTTGCTCTTCCCGCTCCAGTTGCCGGACTTCGTCGGCCACCTTCTGCGCCTGGACCGCGAGTTTCCGGAACTCCGGACTTTTCATTTTGAGCCAGACAAACTCGGGCTTGCTGAGGCCGTGAGGCGCGATCTCACCCCAGGTCTGACCAGCGGCGACACCAGTCAGGGTGACAACCAGACGGGGCCTGTCGCGGGGGTCAATAAGGTCCTCGGGGATCTTAGACAAGATGGCGTCCCACTGGGGATCTTGGGCTATGAGGCTGGTTGACATGTTGCGGCTTTACTTAACAGGTTTTCTGATGTCCTTGTGATAGTCGGTGTGCTCCGCGGTGGTTTCCTCCCGGATCCCCAGGTATCTCTCCAGCCGGGCGAACCTCTCCTCCAGTCGACCCAAACGTGTATAAAGGTCACCTTTGTTGAGCCCCGAAAAGCAGCCCAATCTGCAGTAGCTTAAATGGCCGTCCCCACGGAACCCCCGGTCAGGGCCGAGTTGACCCTCAAGACTGCTGATTTTGCCCCGCATATATTTGGACTCTTCCTCAAGATACTCGCAGCGTTTTCCGGTTGTCGTCCAACTCATTTCATCCTCCTTGGTTTTAGGGTTGCTAGGTTAATACGGGCACTCTTTGCCGTAAATGGTTTTGTAACGTCTCCGGAGCTCCTGGCGCTCGGCGACCTCGGCCAGGTATTCCAGGTTGGCATTGACTGGGGGCCTGGGCGCCGGTATCTGGCGATAAATCACCACGGGTTTTGGTGCCCGGGGTGCAGGTTTGTCGCGGTCCTGGAAGCCCATGAGCACCAAAAGCGTCACCAATACCACGACGAATATCAGGCAGTACCTCATTTCGGATCTCCCTCTAATTTTTTACTCCGCCACTGCAGCCATTGAGTTAAAATGTCGGTCACGACAAAGTTGACCGAGCGCCGTTGTTCCCGGGCATAGGTTTTCAAAGCGTTCAGGACTTCGGCGGGGATATAAAAAGAATGAGCTTGTTTTTCCTGGGGTTTATTGTCCATGCCCAAAGTATGCCACGGTACCTTAGTTCAAGTCAAGTTTAATCACAAAAAGTTTTTCTATGTCCCCGGCGGCCAGAAAAAATTTTCCAGGGTTTTTAGTTGCCAGAAAAAATTTTGGGGGTTGCGGGGTTGCAGAGAAAAAAATTTCAGGGTGGGAGGTCCGTGCAACCTCCCTCATAATGATTCTACCCCCACCCATCGTTTGCATCAGTCCATCGGTCGTCGCAATCCCGACGACTGGCTTAAGTAGGAGTCCCCCTACCCATCGGTTGCACGGCATCACACATACGTGGTGCACTGCACAGTCAACCTGTTCAACAGGAGAAACGTTATGAATATCAGTCACAGCGTACTGAGCTACGAAGCCGTGCCCGCAACCGCTACCCGCCGCGCCAAACCTGCCCGTGAGGTCGACGCTTACACAGCCTTCTGCGACACGGAAGCCGAGCTGATACGTGCCGAGAGCATGCAGTGGGCCACGGCGTTCAAGCAACCCGGTGTCGAGCAGACCTTTGGCACACGGATGAGCACCCGTGACATTACCACCCCCGTGGTAAGCGACGAAGAAACGGTGTAACATTGTAGCCGGGCGCCCCGTAACAGGGGTGCCCGGTGCTTAAATGCCAAGCAACCTCTTCCTATTACCCCAGGAACAGGGTCTCCTTGGTCAAGGGTGCCGTTCAACTCTCCGAAGGCACCCTTGTACCCCTTTTTCCCCATGCCTTTGTCCCTGGGTTCAGGGTCAAGTGAGACATTATGACCCATGACACATTGGAGACATCATGACACCTGGTAGGACAGATCAGGCGTCATGGTTTCAGGTGCTCTACGACAGGTACGGATGTGTGTCGTGTCAGATGACACCTCTTTTTTCAATTTTTAATAAAACCCACATCTTACTCTTAGTAGGGGGCGTTTTTCTGATATGCGGTTTCCCCAGAAAACAAGAAATCAGGTGTCATCCGACATGACCCCCACTAACTGTCTACTCTGCAACACCTTAACCCATGTCGGATGCCTAAAAATCAGGTGTCATGCAGGCGTCATACCCCCTTCAGGCGTCATGCTTAGGGGTTAACTCTATAACTATCAACACCCTACCAAGACAAAGACAGCATACCCATAATTTTCACATATGGTTGTGCCAACGAGGAACCTAAGCGAGTGCGCGAAGAACGGCCTGAAACAAACATCACGCCTTCACTGAGCGCTACACATGGTGAAGTTGGCACAATCTTTCAATTTAGCGCTGGGACCATATATTAACAACCCAGCTGGCGTCCGTATAACAGGGCACCGCCCGACGGACCACACCGGGGAAGGCAACTGTCACCGCAGGTACACGCCTAACAGCCACCTATGACTTTTTGCCTTCCCCCTCTTTTCCTTGACAACCGCCGCAGATTTACTACAATAAAAACATGGGCGCGATAGGTTTCGACGGAGAACACAGACCAGCAGACGCGTGCCGGGGATGGTCATGGGCCCCGTAAAAACATTGACCACAAGCACTCAACACAGAGCGCAAGCTCGCGGCTTAAAGTCGCGATAGGACCGGGGCGAGATGGATGCAGTAGCCCCCAGTACGACTTATTACGCATCCCTAATGGAGTTTGTGCGTAGACCGTCAGGAAACGCATTGGTGGAGGGTGACGCCGCCGTCGCCCCTGGTTGTTGGACCTAAACCAAATACGCACGTAGACTCTTTGCAAACTGTTTTTCGGACGAGGGTTCAACTCCCTCCGCGTCCATCCACTCTAGACTTAAATCAACTTCTCAATTGAGGAATAAACATGCCAACACAACCACAACAGCCAACGCCGGGGGCGATGAGGGCCGCAAAAAAGATGGTGGAGAGATTCTGCTATACACCCAACCAGTAGCGATTTAGCCCGCATCATCGACGAGGAAACGCACGTGCCGGAATTGGTGGCGGCTTGTAAGGATGCGGCGCGTACTATGCGGGCACACGGCAGAACCAACATGGAATACTTAACTTGTTCCGTAAAAAATTCGGTTGATCGTTGTGAATTTTTAATCGCCGCGACCAGCAAGTAAAGGCCTCAATGAACCCAGAAAACATTACCACCAAAAACGGGCTAATATATCATAACAATAAACCCGTCCCCTTTCCCGAAGCCGACTATATTGCCCGAGCCTATGGCTATGTTTATGCCGAGCAACTGGTCAAAAGGCTTGAGATACAAAATAAAGTATTAAAGGAGCCCTAATCATGCAAAACATCCTTGCCGCCATTGCACTCTGTCTCTGGGTAGAATCCCACTCCACACCAGATAACTACAACAACATCTACGGCGACAACGGCCACGCCGCCGGCTGCCTGCAAATCCACGCTGGCGCCATTGCAGACGTCAACCGTAAATACCACACCACCTATGTCTGGCCGCAAGACGCCATGAAACCCGAAACCGCGCAACTCATAGCTTTTAACTATTTGTTGATGTGGGGCGGCCCCGTGAACTCTGTGGAAAACTATTGTCGGATCTTCAACGGCGGCCCCCAGGGCGCCACACATCTAAGCACTCGTAATTATTGGCAGCGCTGTAAAGCCCGCCGAAAAGAGCTAATCCATAACAACCTAACAAAGAAGCACAATGAAAACAAAGCAAGAAATTGAAACCAAGCTTAAAGAAATCAAAGCCGATAAACGCTTGGGCTATCCCACTGCAACCATAGTTGAGAACGCCGTGCTTGCACTTACCCAACTAAGCTTAGAAAAGCAACGAAACACCTTAGAATGGGTATTAAACTGAAAAGATCTGTCCAGAAAACAATGCGACGTCCGAGCAGCTAGTCTGCACCCCGGCACTCTTAAAACTTCTGGACTGTTACCGGGAACCGCATCGCAACACCAACCGCGGTGAGGCTCCTTCACTTTAAGCAATAAAGCGCAATGAAAAACTACACCATCAAACACAGCAAGCAAGACACAATGATTATTAGAGACCGAGACACACGCGCAATTATAGCCGAGTATCGGCTCACCCCGGGCCAAGAAGAATCGGAAATAAAAGCCTTGTGCAAGGCAGTAAATCGACACATAGGCAACGGCGGCACACTGGGCAATTATCAATGGTAATGCAACCACACACACCAAACCACAAACCAAGAAGGGCGGCGGGATGTATTGCGGACGCAAATATCAGATCAGATGCGCAGAATGTAGCCTACGCAACTATGGCCGGGATTGCCACAATAACTGCATAGGCGCTGGCGGTGCAAGCTGGAAGCGCTGCCAGACAGAGGATGTAGAGCACCAGGCGGACGGCAAGACAGCAGATCAATATGGCAATGCCTACGCCACATTTGCACAAGCGCAAGAGTTTTTTAACTAACAAACCCGCGCACCCGCGCAAACAAGAGAATTGAAGCTATAAAAACATCAAGCCATAAGTTAGCAACATTATCAGGAATTGACATCCGCACTAATGGTTGTGCCCGCTACTGGATTGACAACGGCAAGCATGAGGGATTGCCAGTTGAATCACCGGATAATGAACCCCGCAATGAACGGTTGATTGCCCTGATTGTTAACCGCGCGGAAAGCCAAACCGGAGCAAAGGTTACATGGATAAAAGGGCGCATAATAGAATATATAAACATTTAAACCAGTAACTGATTAAACAACTACTCTCTCATACTATCACGAAACAAAAAACCATAAAAGAGATCGGCACGATGAAAAAGGAAATAGAGCTTACAATCAGAAGCAATGAAAACACAGACGGAACTTTCCACTACGAAGTGTTTGCAAGTGGCAAGGGCCGGGAAATGAGTCCCACAAAAATATACAATGATATTTCAAAAGCCTTTGTTTGCGCTTATGATTTACATGAAACCTTGATATATTCCGAAGACTTACGGCCTGCATAACAGCAAACCCTATAACTACCCTCTCATACTATCGCGAAATAAAAAACCATAACAAAGGAGATCGAATACAGTGGTCGCAACACACAACACACAACCCACAACCCCACAAAGGAGCAAGGCGCAATGAAAACATTACATTTTGAAACATGCGGAGAATGGTATAAAGTAAAAAAAGACGGATCAATGCTTCAAGTCAACAACACATATAACGACTGGGGCAAGAGCTGGGTTTTTCTTGGAGTTAGCTTCCATCACTGGCGGCAAGGAATAGACTTATGCCTTGCGGAAGCTTTCAAAGCTCCGGAAAAATTGAAGGGCGGCATGGTGTGGGATATAGACCACGGAACAACGCGGCAATGGCGCGGTCAATATTATGGCAAGCTTCCCCGGATTACAAATGCCTATGTAGCATAACAACCACACACCGAACCGCAACCAAAGAGGGCGGCAAGATGAGAAACTATCAAGACACAATCAGCAACGCGCAAAGGGAACACGGCGACAAGTTTAATGCAAGCGGCTTGTCAACGCAATTCATTCCCTATTATGAAAGCGGGGAACGGATCAAAGTTGAGTCATGCGGCGAAACTATAACAGGAACAATCGGGAAAACAACAGGATGGAAGCCCTGTTTCTTGCTCATGCGGACAAGCCGGAGCATAGGGAGCATTATTACATTATCCAATAAAGACAAGATCATAGCCATAAGGCAAGGCCAGAAGTATATTAACGTCTAACAACCCCGCGCCCGGCGCAAGGGAGGGACAACACACAATGAAAAAGGGGACAACAATAAATATCGCAGTAGAGGGCAAACACTGGTATCTGGTAGGGCCGGATGGCTACACTACCACGCGGAAACATTGGGATAACTCCAAAGACACTGAGAAAGCGCGTAGACGCGAGCAGATTATTGAAAATAAGAACGGGCAATCCCGTATGACTTGGAATTACTAACCGCGCCCGGCGCAAACAGGAGGATCGAAGATGTACTGCGAGCGAAAATATCAGATCACATGCGAAGAATGCAGCCTACGCAACTATCGCCGGGATTGCCATAACAACCGTGTAGGCGCTGGCGGTGTAAGCCTGGAGCGTTGCTGGGCAGAGGAGGCAGAGCGCCGGGCCGCTGGCAAGCGCAACGATAGATATGGCAATGCTTACGCCACGCCAGCACAAGCGCAAGAGTTTTTTAATGTTTTTTAATTAACAACCGCCGGACACCGGC